GCAACGGGTGTGACGAGGGAGGTCATCGCTTGCCGCCCGGCTTGACCCGCAAGCGCAGCTTGCCGAACTTCCAGGTCACGTCCTTGTTCTGCTCAACCCGCACCACTGCCTGCCGGGAGCGCATCCTAACCGTGGTGAAGCCCTTGGGATTGCCAAGCAATAGCGGTCCGACCATGCGCTCCGGGCCCCCGGGCGCCTGTCTTAACTTAAAAGTCAATGTGAAGGCGGACGGGTCACCGACCGAGAAGCCAGGGCCTTCTTCGCCTGCGTCCTGGTAGACACGGTCGATCCACATGGCGCGGCCGCCCGGTCCATCTTCTTCGGTGTCCAGCTCCAGCGCGCCAGTCTCGGCATAGATGAGGTCGTTGCGGCTGTCGCCGTCAGCCAGCGAGCCGTACTCATGTTCGTAGAGTATCGTGCCGTTGCAGCCCAGGGGACGTGACTGCCACACCGGAGAGCACCAAGCGGTGCGCGGGATCTGGCCCTGGCTCCAATAGGGGTCCTGCGAGTAGGACATGTTGAGGTAGCGGTCGGCTGTGTCGCTATCCAGGCTTGGATAGAAGATCCACAATTCCTGGGCGAACTCGTTGATGCCCATGTGGACGATGTGCGACTGTTTCAGGTTAGAGTTGTGAAACAGTTCAGTGTGCAGAGAGCACGGAACCTTGGTGATCGCCCCGCCCGAATAGGAGAACAGGTTCGCATGGTCCATCCAAATGGCGTCGCCTTGAACAGCAGCGATAGTATTGAGCCCGATGATGCCACCTTCATCGGAGATCTTACGACGGCCGTAATAGTTGGGGGGGCCAACATACTCGACGAGATGCACGTCGCTGTCAGTTATGACGAGGATACCCGACTGTACCTTACACGCTGCGACAATCGCACCGTTAGACTTAAGATCAAACCCACCAGCGGAGTTGTTCTCTGCCGCTAGCCAGGTGTTCTTCTCACGCGCCGAGCACCACTGCACACGCCGAGGATTGTTCTTGCCGCCCATCACCATCAGGTGCTCTTCCTCGGTGGCGAGCACCAAGGTGTTATCCACCGGAGCGTTGGTGACAGCCGTGGCCGGGGTCGCTGGGGCTGCCGGGTCCCACTCGAACAGGCGGCCATCCTGAGAGTGCACGGACACTAAGAGCTTGCCGAAATTGTCCATCGACCACAGAGCCGTGCTATCCAGCACGACAGTGGAGCCGGAGCCGTCGATGCCCCAAGGCCCTGATCCCCAGCCGCGACGGCCCCAGCCCACCACGCCACCCGGGTTCCATACCAAGGTGGTAGGTGTGGCATCATACTGTGTGAAGACGCCGTCGATATAAGAGGCGCCGATCAGCTTGTCTTCGGAGCCAGCCGCCAGCCACGGCGCCTTGAGATTGTCGCGCCAGGAGAACATCTTGCGGATTGCTTTGGTAGTGATGCCGGAGAAGTCGAGCAGCTTGCGCCAGCCGCCGACCGGCACCATGACGTCATTCACCCAGCGCACTTGGTTAGCGGAGAACCACTTTTTGCCGGTGGCATACTGCGTGCTGTCCTGGAAGATCCCAGGCGGCAGTTCAAGGAGGCTGACGTTCTTACCGCTCACCTGTCACCTCAAATCATGCTGGCCGAATAGCAAAAGTTAGACCTTTCGCAGTCGTCAGGTTCCCGGATGTTGTTTGCGAGCCTGGGTTATCCGTTGCCGCAGCCAACTGCCGTGCCGATGTTCTGTACCCGACAGTGGCCGGGCTCTCGGTCGCCTGCATAAGCGTGTAGCTGGCAGGGTAGGATGTCGGATAATCGGAAGTATCGCTCCAGTAGTTGACTGCACAGAACAAGTTATTTGCGGAGCCCCAGCTCGCCGTTATGGATGGGCAATTCATCGAAGATGTACCGTCCAGATCAACGTAGGCATATTCGGGAGGACCCTGAGCGCCTTGGAAGGCCATCGCACAGTGTGCAGTAGACCCATTCGCAGCAGCCGAAGTAAATGTAGCCGTCGTCTCACCACCAACAGCTATCTTCCACCAAACTCCATCAGGAGAACCTGATCCCCAGCCACCAGAGACAAGCGCCCATCCAGCCGGAGGCGTAGTCGTTCCCGCAATAACTACGCCCTGAAGAAGAACAACCATAAGATCGCCAGCCGCAATACCAGCAGGCAGAGTAACAACCCGATTAGTAACAACGCCGCTTGACGAAAACGCAGGCGTCCTTGGTGTCGGAAAGGCGCCACCTCCCCCACCACTAACACCATGCTTCAAGCAGCCAATCGTCGTGTACATCAGGTTGTCGTATCCCCGAACAGAACGTATTCAGTTGCCGAGATGAACCAGATAGTTGCTGCCGCATACTGCCCAGCGAGCTTGGTGCCAGAGCGCGAGCGCTGCGTGGCACTTCCGCCAACCGTCACCTGCCCAGCCCCCAACTGCATAATGTCAACACGATGCCCGGCTACGAAGACCGAAGAGTTCACCGACAAGGCAATGGCGCTGGCATTGGATAGCGTCACCATCTTGCCAGCATCGCTGGCCACCAGGACATAGGTCGTACCCGTCTGTGCGTTCTGCACTTCCTTGGTGATGCCATCGGTGAGCGCGGTTGCAGACGCCGCCCCTAGCATGGTCATCACGGTAGCAGAGGGCAGATCGGCCGGATCGGTAGTGCCACCGGAGCTGTTTCCCTTCAGCGTACCGGCTGGCATGTTGGCGAGCTTAAGGTTAGTGACACTGTCATCGGCAATCGCCAGTGAGCTGCCGATAATCGAGGCGGCCTGTGCGGCGTTCAGATCAATGGGGGCACCACCAGCAAGGGACCCTTTGATAGTGCTGGCACCCATGTTGGCAAGCATCGAGTTAACGACCCGGCTCGCACCGATGACAGTAACGTCGCTGCCTGCCGCCTGGATTACATCGCCTGTGGATGCGGGCATCCGAGCTATGGCCAACGTGCCAGAGGTAATGTCTCCCGCCGCATGAGAGTGCGAAGCTGCCGCCTTGCCATTGGCCACGGTCAACGCGTTAGCTGCCGCGTCGGCATTGGTCTTCATCCGCGCATCGGTGATGTCGAAGTTGGCGTTGATGTCATCACCCCAAGCATCAATCTCGGTGTTCACATCCGGCTTCTTAAGCGCGTAATTGGTGGTGAGTACAAAGCTCATGGCACTATGTCCTTATCGGGTGGCTTGGGTAGCGGTGTCTTGAGCGGAGGCAGTTTCGGCGGTGGAATTAGCGGCGGAGCTGTCGTTGCACTCATACGTCCACCGGCAAAAGCGATAGCGGCGGTAAAAGACATTTGGAACAATTGCATAATTGGTTCGCGCATACTCTCGCAAACCCCAGGATTGACTTTGGGGTCGATGATGATCATCACGGCGCAGGTACTCAGGGACAGGACGATGATCAACATCATCGTAGCGATCACCATCGCCACCAGAAAGAATGCGCCCTTCGTCGTATCGAACTCTGCCATCCATGATCACACCAGCACCGAAGCCTCCAATGCTCTTTCAAACACTTCGGCGTGCCCCTTGATCTTCTCGGCACAGTCAGTGCCATTCACTACCCGTCTGCAGTTGTAGTAGTCCTTCAGTTCTCCCTCGATGTAGTCGGAGAATTTCTTGCCGGTGAACCAGCCCTCCAGGCAGCCGCGCCGCATGATCGGACGCGCTATCTCGCGCTCACAGGCCAGCTCCGGCTTCTCGACTAGCGGAACGTCCAACTCCTCCTGGGCTTTGGTATAGTTAGCCCTGCCGGTTATCATGACGTAACCACGACCACGGTACTTGTACCCGTCTCCCGGTTCCGTGTTACCGAGACTGTTGCCGATAGATGTACCCGGCTCGTATTTGTCGAAATAAGAGACGGACCCATATTCCGTGATCGGCTGCATGGTTTGAGCGGTTTCGTGAAAGACAGTGGCGAGGGCATAAGCGAGCTGGGGGATTGAGATGTTCTCTGGGAAGGTGTCGAAAAACCAATCCATGGCATCGACCTGCTCCTCGTTCAGTTTGCCGAATAACGGCCTGACAATGTCAAAGAAGTGCTCGCGATTTGTGTTGACCATAGCCATCATGGTTTAAACGTCCTCCGAAATATCTCCTTGTTCTGATTGACAGTCTCGATAGCCCGATAGGCCTTATCCAGGCCCGCGCCCTCGACACCTCCGGCATAAGAGTGCGGAAAGGCATGGCCCCAACGCTCTTCCAGATTGATGTAGTCAGCAGGAGAATAGGCCCCGGTGGCAGCAAGCCACTTCTTATAGGAGTATTCCAAGGTCGCCGCATAAGCGAACGACCGCTTGCAGGCTTTCATTAAATTGTTAACCGGCGTCGTGCCACTTGTAACGGATCGCTCCCACCCACCCTCATAGCCGATGACGTCCTTGCCATAGACCGTTCGCACTCTAGCCAAGTATTGCGGTAAGGCATTCTCGGCGAAGAATTTGACAGTTCCTGCGTCTGCTGGCGTGGCCCCTAGAACTCCCACAACGTATTGAGAACAAACGGCCTCTTGCTCCTCAACATCTCCTGCCAGCACCGCTGCATCATAGGCGGCGGCTAATGGGGCTGCGTTGGCATTGTGAAATGTAGTAGTTGATATGTAGTAAGAGGCAAATGCAAACGCATCAAAATGAACCATGGGAGCCACCCCCCAAGTGTTCCACGGATCAACGGTGATCAAGGCGTGCCCATCTATGCGGATGGCGTTTGTAGTTAGGTCGAATACTACTCCACCCCACCCTCCCATTATGTGCTTGATGCGCGTATTGCCCGGAAAAGCTGACTTGATGTCGTTTACCAGGATCATTTTGCGCAATGTACTGTAGTACGAAATGGAGGAAAATCCGCTTGGACCAAAACTCGAATTTCGTAAAAACCCAGCTCGCGTTTGATAATGCGTCTGCGCGAACGAGCCGCCTGTATTCCAATCCTCATTGGTCCCCTCGACCATAAGAAAGCATTCTGGGGGCAGTCCCGGCCAGCCATTGGCACCATTGAGGCAAACATCAACAGCATTAACGCCCCAGTTAGATGCCAAAGTATAATCTGGATCAACAGATAACAGCCCCCGGTGCGGGACGCAGATCCACATGTTGGAGGCTGGCTTGCCCTGTGCGTCCTGAAGTTCCTTAAGCTCGACCATGAATTTGACCTGAGCTTCTATCGGAATACCAACCTGCTTTGGTATGTTAACTCCGCTCGCGCCCGGATTGGAAAAGATCCAAGCACCATTTATGGTGGTACTTGCCCGCATATACTTGTCGAACGAAAATCTCTGATAGTCGTTAGCCTTGATATACCCGCTACTATATGCTGAGGCGTGAGACAACCCGTCTGAAAATATGATGGGATAGTCGCCCAGCCCACCTCTATTCAAAGTGACATATTGCATAGCTGTTCCAGCAGTAAATGCTGTAAAAGCTGTCGTGTTAATATTCAGATCATACGTGTTGGCGTCGATAACCGTAATCGTGCAGGGAACCTGATGCAGCTCAACCATCCCTGCCGTGATGATATGAACAATTTTGTCCCCGGTCAGGAAGCCGTGAGCCGTAGCAACAACCCTTCCATTTGTTGCTTTAGATATGGATGTAACCGTCTTGCTTCCGCCTCGTGCTTGACCACTAACAAGACGGCCCTGCACGACCTCGCCATGCTTCATGGCTGGCGGGCTGAAGCCTACCTTGTTGGCAATCGAGAATTGATTGGTCCCGGCGATCGAGCCCCACGTATCAGGCTTCTGATAATCCGCACCATTCCAACCAAACGACGACACTGGCCTACGGTGCTCAAAGCGACACTCGATACTGTCATTGGTGTGCTGCCAGTTCATGAACCGGATAAAACCCCAGTCCACATACTGCTGAAGGTATGGCGCCCGGAACATCTTACCTGCTAGGTAACGCGCCTCGTCCTCAAGGCGATAGCAGGCAGCGTCAGTCACGTAGTTGCCGATATTAAACTGATCTTCAGATATAACTTTTGCGCTGTGATAGCCGCCAGCGCTGTTGTAGGTAAAGACAACATAGCCATCGGTGCCCTGCCACCGGCCATTACTGATTTGGGTATAGTTGGTGCTGAGACCGGTATCGACCGTGTACGTCCCAGTCGTAAATTGAAACTGCCAATTACCAGTCCACCTTAAGACGTAGGGGCCACTAAACTCAGACGAAGGTGGAAAAGTAGTGCCAAATCCACCCCATTCGTTGGTACGGCAATCGGCCGTGTTTGGAAGCCCGGTATTGTCATCGAGGGTATCGCGATCCCACATCGCACCTGTCGTCCACGACGAACCGTACCTGCCTATGCCAGAGCCACCCTTCAGCATATTGATGAGACAGCCCTGGTCGAACGGGAAGTTATGATTAATGCCAAATCGTTTATCAGGCCACGGCATCGTCAGCCCCCAATCACTTTAGAGCCGCCGCCACCGGGGCTTTCATAAGCGTATACGCCTATGGCAAACCCCGGTCTGCGCAATGCAGTGTCCGCCCAGCTTGATCCGTCATGCTGGGTCCACATGGCGTTAGCTCCGAGCATACACGCGTTCAGGTGGGCAGTCGCGGCTACATCAAAATACGGTACAGTGCCCGCAGTCGTTGTGCCAGCCACCCATACAAACCGGTAAAACGTTTCAGCCGCTAATGTTACGGGTTGAAAATCAATTTCATATACGTTGGTTGTAAAACTCACGACAGCATCGTTATCAACATCCACAGAGATTAATTCCGTGGTGCCATCGCTATCGTAAAGCACCAATCGACCGTCATACCCGTTAGCTGCTCCTACATGTAAACCTAATCGGTTGATAATTCGTGATGTTGGAACTTTGAATTTTACCCCAGCCCGCCGAATAGCTCCGGTACTCGTAACGGTCACAGTACCTGTGGCAGTAAATACGGTACCCGGAACCAGATAAGCAAAACTTCCATCATCAAGTTCAAAATAAACGACTATTTGTCTGGCTTGCGCCGACCACGTAGCACCGACACTGCTAATTGCTCCACCAAGTCCGTAGCCAGCGAAATCAGGAATGGATGATATGATTACGCTGTCTGACGTATTGAATGCTTGCCACTCAAAGACAACAGCGAGCCACCTCGAATTGGTATCTCCGAAGCTATCTGCCGTAAGATCGACAGTACGATCACCAGACAAATTGCCTGTCGTGTTTACAGCGTTCTGGGTTAACGCAGTTGTTGCTGTCTTGAAATCATAGAACTGATCCTGCGTGCCATCGGGTTGATAGGGCGGCCCTGCCGTGGCGCTTATGTTTTGCAACGACACTCTGAACTCAGACGCAGCATTAAACGAAGCAATAGCTCCACAACGGAAATGCACCTTGCGAATACTTATAGAAGTTAAAGACTTGTTCGGGTGCCAAACCTGCCCGATCATGGCGATCTTGTTGGCAGATGCATTTGTTACCAACGCCGCTGAAAATGAAGGTGCGCCTACATTAAACCCATAGTCATACCGAAGTGTCGGTACACCGGGCTCGACTGTGAAACTAACCATCGCTCACGTCCTACTTGTAGAAGATATTGGCAACAATATCATTGGTCGCCGGAGCGCCCGCATTGTTGTCGGCAAGTCCAGTTGTTACTGCCACAGAAATTGCCGTGGTAAATTCAATGCCGTGCGCCAAGCCAGGGCCGCCGAGCACTACCAAAGATGCTGGCGGTAGAGGCAGAGTAATAACCGGCACAGTGGTTCCAACTGTCACACTCGCCGCCACAACATTATAGAATTTAAGATAGAGTATGCTGGCAGCAGCGTTGTAGACCCAGCCACCATATACCTGCCCGGCAGACGCCTTGACCTGCTGCGTGCTGTCGCAAGTTTCATCGACATCCAGCGATTTAAAGATCGACAGGCCGCCATCCACCTGCGCACCGGGCTTCTGTACAGCCTCTGTGCCGCCTGCACTGTTCAACACATTCATTGTGGTCATTTGCGTAGCTCCTATTGGAAGACCAAAGGCACGTACATGCTGTTAGCAGCAACATCGAATTTAAGAGCTGGGGACACAGTTGGCGCAGTCAGACCCCAACTGGCAAGGATGGTAATGGGTGATGTTATTTGCGTCGCACTCCAATCAACAGACGTATTTACTGTACCGCCAGTGTGCAGGTTGGTGTCCGCGCCAGAGTGGTAGACAGTGCTCTCGATCTGGGCGTCATAGCTTTCTGCCATGCCTGACCAGGTAGCTGCCGTTCCCTGGACACCCATACTGAAACCAAGCCCCACGCCCTGGGCCGGAACGATCAGTCCCAGAGTTCCTGACGGATCGGATATGGAGACTTTCACATCACTGACAGTAGAACTACCTGCGCCATACATCGCCCAGACACCAACACCGCAACGGTCTTGATTGCCTGTCCAAGCAATAGCGATATTTCCAGTAGTCCCGGTTGGCACATCAGCAACAAGAGATGACGCATCATTAAGGCCGGTATTAGAAGAAGAATGCGCGACTGCTGATGCGCTAATCCCAGCTACCGTCGCCGCAGAGACCTGTGCCGGTGTTATGGTGTTTCTGGCCACCACACCCAAAACGATCTTTCTGTTGGCCGCAGCAACACCGAGCGGCACGCCATTCCACACACCGCCGCTGTAGGTAGTGGCGTTGGTGGCATCTTCGATATGCGCGGTGAGCACCAGATATACATCAATAATGAGCGCGTTGCTGGTCGCCGGTAAGCTGGAGCCCGTGGCATTGATAGCTGTGACCGCGCAGGTGATGCTTGCACCGGCATCCAGCTCCTCCAGCAGATAGGTGCTGCCGGTCTCGCCTGAGATGTCTACGCCACCACGCTTCCACTGATAGGTAAAGCTGACCGTGCCATTCAGCCACGTACCATTGTCAGTGGCGAGAGACTGCCCAACCCTGGCATTGCCCGTGAGCGCAGGCAGCACCGTATTGGCAGGGACAGATCCTGCCGATGCAAATGACTTGGTCTCGGTATTGCTCCAATTCGTCCTAGCAACATTGCTCGCATCAAGGATGCGCATCCGTGCATAGATGGTCCCGCCCGGCAATGGCGTGAAGCCGGTTGTCACACCACCTTCATCGATGATCATCTGGGCGGTAACAGTCACGTCCTTAGTATAGAAAACAGATGCGAAGTCGGCTGCCGTGCTGAACTCGTAGCGTTCTTTGTCCGTCGCAACGACAAAGTTAAGGGTCGTCGTATATTCAAAGACCGGCGTCTGATCTGTCGTGTCGCTGATCCAGACCAGCGTGACACTTGGTGCGCCTGCCTCGACCACATCAGTGACCGCGATCACGAAAGTAGCATTGGGCAGGGTCGGAGTAACACCACTGACCGAAACAATGATGGTGTGCGAACTAGCCGTCTCATAGTCCAGCACCGCATTCACACGCAGGTTGGCGCCACTGATGTTGAATTTGCCACCTGCACTATCTACGAGCGCATAGACAGGTGTGCCCGTGACACCCGCAACAGACAGCACACCAACCACAGTATTGACTGCTGCATCCTCAAGCACCGAACTGCCAGTGAGCTGTATGCTCTCAAGCACATTGATGACATTGATAGTGAAGCTCTTGTCCGCTACTGCGGGAGTGGTTCCTGCCGCATGAACCGTAATGCTGTGCGTTGCCGCCGTTTCATAATCCAAGGCAGCGTTGACCCGCAGATCATCGCCACTGACATTAAACTTGCCACCGGCACTATCGACCAGCGAGTAAGTAGTCGGGCCAATAGCTCCAAGTAGCGAGAAGGTTCCCACCACAGCATTGATGGCGGCATTCTCTGCAATTGTGTTGGCCGACAGCTGAATGTCTTCAGCAACATTAACAACATAAATGGAAAAGCCAGTCGGTGATATTGCCGGGGTGACACCAGTAACGGCCACGATGATTGTGAGTACTGGGTTTGTTTCGTAGTCGAGCGGCACTGCGGTATTAAGACTTGTCCCGCCGCTTAGGGAGAACTTGCCGCTGGCATCATCCAGCAGTGTGAAGACCGGCGTACCTGTAGCTCCAGAAACCGACAGGTCACCAACCAGCGTTACAGCATTCTCATTTACCGTGTTGCCACTTAACCAGATTGCAGGCACTGACAATCCTCCAGTCGGGCCAGGTGGTCCAACAGGCCCAGTTGCACCGGCCGGACCCATCGGACCAACTGGGCCAATTGGGCCAGCCGCCCCAACCCCGGCAGGGCCAGTTGGACCAGTAGCCCCCGTTGCACCCG